ACTGCACTCCTTCATTAAGAGTTTACCGCTAAGAGTGTTCAAGGTCAGGATTTTTGAGGTCTTGCCAACGAACTTTTCATCAAGATACTTAATAACCTCTTGGCGGCGATAGTAGCAGATGTCTAGGTCAACATCACACATCAATGAGCCATCAAGGTAAGTGATACCATCAACCTCTTTTTTCTTGGCTCGAATTTTTGAAATGAACCTCTCAAAATACAAGTCGTGTTCGATTGGGTCTATACCAGTAACACCAATAAGATACAGAACGATGCTTCCAGCAGCAGAGCCTCGACCAAGACCAACAGGAATGTCGTTTATTTTACAAAAGTTAATAACGTCCCAAACTAGCAGTACATAATCGATGAAACCTAAGTCTTTAAGCGTTTCAAGCTCATACTTAATCCTGTTAACGTATTTATCGTACTTTTGCGTTCCTTTCTTGAGGCCAAGCTTAGAAAAGCGATTGAGACACAGCTTTCTTAAAAAGTCATAGTTACTGCAATCACTACCCGCTTCAGCTTCTTGTTTGTATTCGTCACTGATCTCAAACTGCGGCAACCTTACGCCGTGAATGTCAAGATTGTAATCAACAAAAGATTTAGTAAAGTTTTCCATATTAGATTTCTATCTGCCATTTTAGTTTGTCCCACACCTTGATGTTAAGTATGAGGTCATTTACTGCGTCGTGCAAGTTATTGTAATCAACATCGATCTCAAACTCCTTACCTAAAGCCGTGAGATTCGTTTTAACGCCTTTTTTGATCGTATGGTAGGCTTTGTACTGGTATTCTAACAAGTCGTCTCCAGCCTTGTATGGTAGCCCCATTTTGATACCTTTGGCGATAGCGTTGGTATCAATGAATTTAGGGTATAGGTGCTCGGAGGATTTACCCATGAATTTATAATAATCCTTAATTAAGTAAACATCGAACCCCAAAGTGTTGTGACCCATTATGTAATCACATGAATCTAGCCATTCTTCCACAACCCCAAATGTATCCTCTGGTTTTACGCCAAGCCTATCAATCTTCTTCTGGTCGTAACGAGTGATCCTAGCAGCATCGTCGCTGATTTTAAGGTCAGTGTCCCACTTGATGTAAATATCTTTCTGGTCAATAATCTTGCCGTTAACGACTTTGATCATGCCGATTTGCCAAGGAAGGTTGTGGCAGCTATTTAAACACAAATTTAAAGTCTCACAGTCAATAAACACGTAAGTCTTTTCTTTGTCGTATCTTAGTAAATGTTCATCCATTTAATCTAAGATTATATGAAACTTGCACCCAAGTCAAGCTATAAGATGCTTGAATTTTTCTTGATTATCGACCAAATAAGCAGGATGGTTTTCGTAATTAATTTCTACCTTTTGCGTTAAATGATCAAAATCGCTTTTAACCCTAGCTAAAGCTTTTTCTGGCGTATTCATGTCGTAGTAAGAGTTACCGTGTCCGTGTTGTTGGTCTTTAGAGTGAGCCCAGCTATTATATTTTTGCTGTATTATTTTACCGCTCCCATCATCCATGCATGAAAAGTGCCAGCCCATATCGCCCATTAAGCAGTTATGAGTGCAAGCGCTCAAGCTTCTAGCAACGGTGGGGCAAACGTCTAAAAGAGTGCTGTATTCGGTTATTTGACCGCAGCATTGTACGTCTTTAAAAAGGTTTAGCTTATGAAAATAAAACTTCATAAATAAACCAAGCATAGGTCTAACGAAAGATTTTGTTTGATATCCCCCCAGTGGGAATTTTTCATTTTTTTCCGAGAAGATAATATTTAAATCATTAAATGCTTTATCTGAAATTATTTCATCTACGGGTGTTATAACCACAACATCTTCAGGTTTTGCGCCATGTTTGCCTAAAAGTTTTACATGATGATTACCTTGCAGGTGATCTCTTACCCAATCAATTGGGTTTTGACCATTCCGATTCATTGATAGGTAAGATTGAGCTATTGGGTCAAGAGAAGGTATTACGTCGAATAATTCATCTACAGTGTCTATAGTTTCGTAGATTAGCTTTGATGAGTATTTTTCAAATCTTTGCTTATCAAAGTTAAACGGTTTTGAATTACCAGTATGCGTTTGTCCTGCTTCTAAAATAATAAAGTGGTCAACGTGATCCCAATGTTGATTGACTCTAATTTCAAGCAAATCATTTTCATTTAAGAAATTGCAGCAATCCCAAATTTTAGCCATTGTTTTCTTTCCAGCTTTGCAAGCAAAACTCGTTGCTGGTCATGTGGTCAAGATTCGGTTTATCGAGCGTGGTTCTTTTGTTTATGCATTTGAAGGTCAAGAAAGCTTTGAAGTCTTCTTTGTTATTGTAAAAAATGCTTTTAACATTCACGCATTTATTTTGCTTACAAAATTCTTCGACTTTTTTGCGAATGAGAAAATTAAATGGGATATCATTCTGTTCTACCGCATAAACTGGATCGCAAAAACTCAAATCAGGCATACACATATAACCATGTAGTGTGTTTAAGTGCAGAAACGAATCGTAAAACGGAATCATCAATGATAAATCTTTGTCGTTCCAGTTCTCTTTTAGTGCTTTGTAATCGGTTCTAGGCGCATGATAAAAGCCCTCTTGCGCTGCTTGGGTGTAAATCTTGATTAAGCGCTGATATCCCTGTTTGGTTTTAGCAAACACAATCACTTTTGAGGTTTTCTTTATTTGCTCCTCATTTCTTTCATTCAAATCCTCACACACCCTAATTCTAAGACCAAATCTAAACTTGAGCTTTGCTTTCTCGCTATTTAGGTATCCCTGCAAAAAACCGCTCATAGAGTCGTCAACCAAAAACAACTCCTCCATGTCATTCTTTTTGCAGAGGTCTATGATTGATTGAGGGCCATCCTCGACAGAAGAGCCTTCTTCCTCAAGGGTTAAGATTGATTTGCCGATTGAATAATGTGATTTAAAAAGTGGTAGCATCTTTAAAAGTCAAATGGGTCATAGTTTTCTTTACCTTTGGATTCTCCATGTATTGCGGGGCATCCTGAGTAGCTTCTCTTTTCTATTTTCTGACCTTTAGATTTCTTAAGGTCTGATTTCTTTTTACTAGTCTCTAACACACTTGAGTCTTTGTCAAGAAGAACGTAGTAGTCGAAAGGTTTATTGTAAGGGCATATCCATCCGCTTTTCGCGGGACCGCAAAGCCAGTGCTTACCATTGTGTTTGGCGAAATTAGCTTTAGCGTCGTCCTCAGTGAAATTATTGATCAATAAAAACACTGAAGAAACGTAAGCTTCAAACCCTTTTAGCTCATCCTCTGAAAATTCAACTTCTTGTATTGGCCCTTTTTTTTGTAAATCTGGCTTTAAGAACAAAAAGTTAAACACAATCTTTTCTGCTTTTGGCCATTTCTTGCGGCCCCAAGGGGATTTAGCTGCAAGCGTATACATCATCGCTTGTCTTTCTGCTTCTAGGTCAGCTTTATCAAATTTCTTTTTGCTGGTTTTGTAATCGATGATTTTTAGTTTTTTACCGTTTTCATAGCTTGCGTTTTTATCTATGTACCCTTTTATGATATAAGGGGGGTCTTCGTTTTCAATAAGAAACTCTTCCTCTGCTTCACCTAGCTCACCATCATCTTCTTCGCAAAAGAAATCCCATTTAAGACCTATCATTATCATGGTTTTAACAAGCTCTAAATTCTCTTCAGACTTGTCATCCATGTCAGCGATAACAAAATGACGTTCGACTAACCTTTTACAAGCCGTATCTCCATCTACTGAGTCCGCTTTAATGATTCTGTCAAAATTTAATCTATGGCGATCATTTTGCAGGTATTCAAGAAGCGCATGACATATTGAGCCTCGACGAGCGCCGTCATTGTTGGTGTCTGGTAGCTTTAAGACTTTTTTGCTGTAGTATTGCCAACTACATGTCTCCAAAGTTTTCAGAGTTGATGCTGAAAGATATTGTCGTTGTTTAGCCATTTATTTTGCCCACCCAATCTGATATTTGCTGTTTACTCATTTCACCAAAATCGCCAAGAGTAGGAAATATAACCCTAACTTGACTTGGATCAAAGTAATTTAAAAGTTTACTCCTTGCTTTGGTAGCTGCCCTATTACCAGCGCCGTTGTTTTTGCTGTCATCATTAAAAGAAACAATGATGTCAGATATATCGTATCTCAAGAAAGTGTTTACCAAACCAGAACTCAAAGTTAACCCAAAAGACACTACTACGTTTTTAACGCCAGCGTCCCACAGTGCAAGCATGTCACCAATGCTTTCTACTATTATAACTTGTTTTTCAGATTTTAATAATTTATAATTAAGAAAAAGCGGATATTTCCACATTGATTTATCGCCAATAAGTTTCCATTTAGGCCGCTTATTGTCTTTCATCTGTAATAAATCTCTACCAGCAAAGCCTATAACCTCATTTTTGCCATTGAATATAGGAAACACGTATCTGTGTTGCATTTTACCGCTCTTGCTTACGCCGCCTTTAAACTCGCTAACAGAATACGTAGAAACGCCCCTCTGCTCCCAATAAGAGTGGTCTTGGTGTAGCTTATTTAATAAGTTTGATGAGTAAACTTTGGACATTTGTATTTCAGGTTTTTGTACTCTCTCAATCGATACCGAAACTGTTTTTGTCGATAACCAAGCCTTAGCTTCTTCAAGAGTCGTGAGATTCAATGACAGCTTTACGAGATCATCAAAACTACCAGTTATGTTTCTAGCGAAATCAATAAAGTGACCAGTGGTTTTGTCTATGGATAATACAGTATTGTTATCTGAGTCTCTGTATATCGGTCTAGCTCTATAAGCCTTCGGGGTGTCCATGATGTTGCTGTAACCCAACTCAAGGAGAACCTCTTTGATATTTTCTATCTTCCTCACAGATCAACTTCTCCATCATTAGGACTGCCGTCATCAGCAGAATAGATTTCACGAGCACGTTCGCAAATATGTGTCAATGAGCCCATCTCTGTAACTCCAAAGTTTTGCAGGTTGAAGTTGATGTAGTTACCAACGTTTCTCTGAGAACCGTCAGGAAATACCCTACGTAGATAGTCAGCGTGACCCATAGCGTCTTTGCCTTGGAATCGACTTTTAACTGGTATCAGTTTGTGTGTGCCAAAATCGCGGGTTATGTTACCATTGTCGTCATACTCATTATCAAGGATCAGTTCGTCCTCGTCCTTCTGCCTGAAGATACCCACAAACGCAGCAAACCATTGCAACCTGTCTGACAAGGAGATCGCGGAACTGTTATCAATCCTGTTCGAGCCTTCGGCAGACCTATTAAGCTGCATAGCTGTAAGCATCGGGGAGTTTACTTCTTCAGCGACTTCTTTTAGCCTATTAATCTTTTCACCAATAGCTTGATACTCAGCCCAGTTTTGACCAACCTTTTCACCCGTAAGCTTTACGTAATCATAAACCACCAAGCACTGATTGCCTCTACCGACTTCATTGTAATACCAACGCTTAATCAAGCTACATATCTGATCAATACTCTTGTTTGATACGTGCATGTGGTAAAAATCGTTGTCTTCTTTGAGTTTAGATTCAGCGGCTTTTACTCGCTGATAGAAATTTTCATTCTTCCTCCATTGACCTGTCTCCAGATACCAGCTAGGCACTCCTGAAATGGCCGCTGCCATTCTAAATCTAATTTCCTTGGTTGTCATCTCCGTGTCTAAATACAGAGCTTTAACCTTGTTGTGTTTCGCGGTCTTAAAGCAAACATCCGCTAGCCAAGTTGTTTTACCTTCACCTGGCCGTGAGCAAATAGCGTATATGTGGCCACATTTAAAGCCGCCATAAAGCCTGTTAAACTCTTCGTATGGTGACTGTAGGCCGTTTTCATCCTCTGGGTTATTGCCTGCCTCTTCAACTAAATCTAATAGACCGTCCGTAATTTTTTCTGGTTGATCTGTTTCTACGTAGCCAGATATTTTGTTGTTATAAATCGCGTCACAATCGGCTATGATTTTATCAATGTCTTTGTTTCCGTTGGTTTCAGCTTCCTGTCTTAGTTTTTTACCTGTCGATTCAATTTCTCTTCTCATCCTGAACTTAATCAGTTCTTTGGCGGATTCTATGACTGCATTTCGCTGGATTGATGCGAAGCTGATGTTTTCGATATAGTCGTATACGTTAATGTCGTCCTTAAACGATACGCCTAATTCTTTGATTTTTGTGGCTAGGATTACCTTGTCTATTGATTCGTTTTGATACGCACAGCTTTTTATTACATTAAAAATAGTGTGGTGAACGTTATTGAAAAAGTCTTTTTCCGTAACAAAACCGTCAATCTCAGGAAAGATATCGGGATATTTGATCAATCCCCCTAGCACATGCCTTTCAATTTGTAGGGAATAGATTTCACTCATACCGCAAGCTTAACACCCACTTGAACCCAAGTCAAGATATTAGTCTAAATCATCAAATGGGCTGTCTTCGTCATCGATTTCAGGAGGAGGTGGCATATCATCAATCATTTGATTTTCCATATCAGCGACTGTGTTTTCTAACGTAACAGCATCTATAGCCATGCTCCAGTTCGTTATATAATGCTGTAAGGCCATCGCTTTAGAAGCGTCATCAAAGTGACTGCTCACAATTGGATACCCATCTTCCCCAAAAGAGAACATAATAAAGCCGCCATTTGCCTTTTCATTGATTTGGCGCATCAAGATTTTATCTACATCTATAGGTTGGTTGCTCATGATTTTAATTACACAATAGAAATGTCGTAAAGTTTTTTAATGTAAGAGACACTTAGCTTAGGTAAATCCTTTTCATAAATTTCAATAATTATAAAATCGTTTAGCTCTAACCATTGACGCTTCTCTGCGTCCCTCTTGATTGATTGCAGGTACTTTGTTCTGGAGTTTGAGTGAAAAAACTTGTTGAATTCATCGTGCTGTTGGCCGTTGACTTCTACTGCGATTTTTTTAGTTGCATTAATAAAGTCTACTTTCATCCTAGAGCCATAAACAGGGAACTCTTCGTATACTATGTGATTTTCCCAATACTGCTTAAAGAATTGTTTTGCGTTGAACTGTAGCTTTGAGCGAGACTTTTTATCCCAGTCCACGAGGTATTTCGTGACAGACTTGCTCTGAAGCTTACCTCTGATATTGTACAGTCTCATTAAAACGGGAAGTTGTCGGGCTCTTCGACTTTGTAACCGTT